TATATTAAAATGAATATAAAGATATAGCTTCATACTATATAATAAATGTCAGAAGTGAAACAAGAACGAGAAGTGAAACAAGAACGAGAAGTAAAACAAGAACGAGAAGTAAAACAAGAACGAGATGACGAGTTAATTAAGACTGAGGATGGATTAATATTTAATCCTTATAATCCTCTAAATATTAAGATTACATTGAGCGAAGTTCAATCTATTCTTTTAAAATATGGATTACCACCAACTGTAAGAAAATTAGAACTATATCAACGTGCGTTTGTTCATCGTTCTTATACGAAGAGACCTCAATATGAGAATATAGAACAAAATATTACTATTGTTGAAAGACCATCCGATTGTCTTCCACTTAGTTCTAAATCAAATGAGCGGTTAGAGTTTCTTGGTGATGGAATACTTGAGTTTGTGACTAAACTATATCTCTATAAAAGATTTCCTAAAGAAAATGAAGGTTTTATGACTGAAAAAAAAATTGCTATTGTTAAAAATGAAGCAATTGGAAAAATAGCACTTGAAATGGGTCTTCATAAATGGCTTATAATATCTAAACATGCTGAAGAAAAGAAAATTAGAACTAATCTTAAAAAACTTGGTTGCTTATTTGAGTCATTTATCGGCGCATTATTTCTCAATTTTGAAACACATAATCCTAGTTCTGAAGATACTAGTGATGATGAAAGTCCTGGCTTCAAAATGGCTAAGAAATTTATAAATCGTATATTTGAAACACATATTGACTGGGTTTCTCTTATTCAAAATGATGATAATTATAAAAATATACTTCAAGTTAAAATTCAAAAAGAATTTAAAGTTACACCACATTATTTAGAAATTGAATATGATAATGAATTAGGTTATAAAATGGGTGTATATCTATGCCTTGGACAACCTATTTATAATTTAAAACATAAAGATGCTGTAGATATATCATTTTTTAAGAGTTATAAAGATATTCACGAGTACACTGCTGAAAATACGAAAATTTTAATATTTATGGGTGAAGGTCAACATAAAATTAAACGTAAGGCTGAACAAGTTGCGTGTAATGAAGCTATTAATAGTATCGAATTATTTACATCATAATATATAATATATAATATAAACTATAAATTATATCAAGTAATTTTTTTATTTGATTTATTTGATTTATTTGATTTATTTGATTTATTTAATTTATTTGATTTCCTTTTATATTTTATTTTTTGTGTTTTACATTTTTTACCACCACTTTTATTTTCACTTATAAATTGTATTTTATCTATTAGAGTATTTATTTTTAGATTTTTTTTTAATTCATCAATTGATATCAATCTTTCAGTTATTTTTTCTGAATTATTCTCTCTATCTTGTTTATATAACTCAAAAATATAATGATGAATTCCTGTTTTGGGTGGTGGGGATGGACCTTTATATGAAATTATAATATTACCAGTATTGATATCATTATTTGTAATATTTACTTTTAACCAATGAATATAAGTCCCTCCAACAGCATCTGGATCATACATTATCAATGTATAATAATAATTAGGGTCTAAGTTTAAATTTACTAATGGTTCAGATTTAGTTTCAGTTACTTTTATAAATTCATTATTTTTTATTATTTTTCCATTATAAAATATTTTCATATAAATTATTTAAATACTTTAATATTTCTTATGTAAAATTATAAAAATTTATATATCTAAATTATATAGTAATGAATCATTTAGAGCAAATTAAACAACAATTAATGGTAAAACCAGATATTCAAGAAAGAGAACGAGTAGCCGTTGTTATAAAAGGAGAGAAAAAACCTAGAGCTTTAAAAGAAAAAAAAAAGGCCGAACCAAACCTAGATAAACAATTTTTAAAAGGGGTTACTGATATGGGAGAACAAATTGCTGAAATAGAAAAAATTGAAGGAATATTACCTGTAGACATTGATATTCCTAAAATATTTAAAGTTAAAGATGATGAAAAAGAAGGCAAAGAAGAAGGCGAAGAAGGCGAAAAAGAAGAAACTAATAAAAGACCTTTAATAATTGATAAAACGAATCAAGGATATGATAGAGAAACTTTATTAAAAAAATTAGCAGAAAATAAAAAAATGAAAGTTAGTGTGAAAGAAACTGTAAAAATTGAAGAAAAAAAGATTGAACCATTACCAATTCAAAAAATAAAAAGAGCAAAAAAAATAAATATTAAAACTCCTCTAATAATTGAAGAAGAGGAAGGAGAGAAAGAAGAAGGTCAAAAGGAAGAAAGAGAGAAAGGTGAAAAGGAAGTAGAGAAAGAAGAAGGTCAAAAGGAAGAAGGTCAAAAGGAAGAAGGAGAGAAAGTTGAAGAAGAAGAAGAAGAATTTATTATGAAACCAAAGAAAAAAGAAGAAGGAATTATACCAATTAAACTTCCAAAAGAAAAAAAGAGAATAACAAAAAAACCGGAAAAAGGAGTAGCAATATTAGGTCCTGAAGTTGCGGTTGAAATGGGTGATACTGATATTACAAAAAGATTACCTAAAAAACTTCCTCCAGTTAATATTAAAGTTTCCAGTTATATTATGAATAATAGAGAGATTTTTGTAAACTTTATCAATTCATTATTTGAACCTTATAAACGTGAGTTAGATGAAAATAAAGAAAGTATTTCTTGTGATACTATAGGTAAAACATCATCAAATTTCTCTCTATTAACTCATCAAAAAATTGTAAGAGATTATATGAATCTATATACTCCTTATCGTGGTTTACTTTTATATCACGGTCTAGGTTCAGGTAAAACTTGTACCAGTATAGCTATTGCTGAAGGTATGAAAGATTCAAAAAGTATTATTATTATGACCCCAGCTTCCTTAAAAGCAAATTATATTGGAGAACTTAAAAAATGCGGTGATTTATTATATAAAAAAAATCAATTTTGGGAATGGATATCAATTGAAGAATATCCTGAGGCACTAAAAACCATATCAGCTATTTTAAATATACCACAAGAATATATTCGCAGACATGGTGGCGCTTTTTTTGTAAATATTAAAAAGAAGTCAAATTATGATGAATTAAGTGACAGAAATAAACAAATTCTTGAAGAACAACTAAATGAAATGATAAAACAAAAATATAGATTTATTAATTATAATGGATTGAGAGATAAAAGATTAGAAGAAATGACATCTGGTTATAGTAAAAATATTTTTGACAATTCTGTAGTAATAATTGATGAAGCACATAATTTTATTAGTAGAATAGTAAATAAATTAAAGAGAGAAAAACCTATTCGTGAAAATAAACGCGGTGAAAAAGAACAATTACCTGTCAATTTATCTACTAAATTATATGAAATGCTTTTAAGTGCCAAAAACGCAAGAATTATTTTGTTGACAGGAACACCTGTTGTAAATTATCCTAATGAGTTTGCGATTCTTTTCAATATTTTAAGAGGTTATATTAAGACATGGAAAATACCTTTAGTCATTCAAACTTCTAAGAAGATAGATATTAATTCAATTCACGAAATGTTAATGGGAGAGAAATCTCTAGATTATATTAGTTATTCACCTTCTAGTAAAATTTTAACTATAACAAGAAATCCTTTTGGGTTTAAAAATAAGATTAAAAAAGATTCTGGTTATCAAGGTGTGTCGAATACAAAAAAAAAGGATAATGGAGAATTAGAAATTGATAATGAATTCATTTCAGATGAAGATTTCGAGAGAAAAATAATAAGTATACTTAGAAGAAATGATATTGATATTATTATTGATGGAATTGAAATTAAATATAGAAAAGCTTTACCAGATAGTTTTGATGAATTTGTTAGTAGATATGTTGATGAAAATGAAAGAAAATTAAAAAATGTTGATGCTCTTAGAAAAAGAATACTTGGATTATCATCTTATTTTAAAAGTGCGCAAGAAAGTTTATTACCAACCTTTGAAAAAAGAATTGGTTATGATTATCATATAATTAGGGTTCCTATGAGTGATGTTCAATTTAAAATTTATGAATCCTCACGTGTAGAAGAGAGAAAATTAGAAAAAAGAAAACCAAAACAAGGAGCTGTAGGAGAAGATTATGAAGATAAAGCATCAACCTATCGTATTTTCTCACGTTTATTTTGTAATTTTATAATTCCTGATAGGCCTATTCCAATTAGAGCTAAAAAAGATAAAGAAGAAGAAAAAGGAGAGGAAAAAGGTGAAGAAAAAGAAGAAGAAGAAAATATTATTGTTGCTGCTTTAAAACAAGGTAAAAAATTAGAATCTAAACAAGATATTACTGATGATCGTGAAGGTGAAATTGAAGGTGATGAAGTTTTACAAGATATAGGTGGAATTACATATGCTGAACGTTTACAAAATAAACTTAGAGAAATGGAAGAAAAATCAAATGATTTTTTTACACCTGAAGCATTACAAATTTATAGTCCTAAATTTTTAAATGTTCTTGAAAATATTCAAGATAGTCATTATCAAGGTTTACATCTAGTATATAGTCAATTTAGAACAGCTGAAGGTATTGGACTATTTACATCAGTTTTAAATAAAAATGGTTTTACTCAATTTAAAATAAAAAAAAATACACTCGGATTATGGGAAATCAATATTCCTGAAGAAGAACAAGGGAAACCAACATATGGTTTATATACTGGTACAGAAACTGTTGAAGAAAAGGAAATTATAAGAAAAATATATAATGGTGAATGGGATGATATACCTGATAGTATTGGCAATATATTAAAATCAAAATATAGAAATAATAATATGGGTGAAGTAATTAAGGTCTTTATGATTACATCATCTGGATCAGAAGGTATTAATTTACGTAATACTAGATATGTTCATTTGATGGATCCTTATTGGCATCCTGTGCGTTCTGAACAAGTAATTGGACGTGCTAGACGTATTTGTAGTCATAAAGATTTACCCCTCCCACTTCAAACTGTTGAAGTTTTTGTTTATTTAATGGTTTTTACAGAAGAACAATTAAAGTCTGATGAAGCAATTGAATTAAAAAGAAAAGATTTAAGTAAATCTATACCACGCGTTCCATTAACAAGTGACCAATATCTTTTTGAATTATCTGAACTTAAAGCTAAATTAACATCTCAATTGACGGAAGCAATTAAAGAATCAGCATTTGATTGTTATTTATATTCAAATGGTAAATGTGTTAATTTTGGGGATCCAACAATTGATAAATTTTCTTATGTTCCGGATTTTTCTGAACAGGAAAATGATACAACTGTTAGAGTTAATAAAATGGCTATTGAATGGAAAGGCAAACCTATTACTATTAATGGAACTGAATATGTTTATCGCAGAATAAACTCTGATTTATTAAATATATATGATAAAAAATCTTATGAAAAAGCATTAACTGATTCTACAATTATTCCAGCTCAAATTGGAACACTTGAAACTAATGAACGTGGAGAGAAGGTTTTTAAACAATTAGTAACAAAATAAGTAAAGAAATAATATTTAGACAATGTGAAACTTACTAAATCTAGAGAATCTAAAATTAAAAAAAAAGAATATCACTAATATTTATGAAGACAATAAAAAAACTCAAAAATATAAAAACGCGGAGAAATTATTTAAAAAATTCAACAAAAAATAGATATAAAAAGAAGATTAATGGAAAACAAACCCAAAAGTTAAAAAAAATTAATTGTAGTCCAAAACCTAAGGATGAATTAAATGATTTTAGTTGTTATACAAATAAATCACTTATTGAATTAAGAGATCGTTGGAATGCGCGACATCCAGATGTTAAAATAAATACAAATTCTCCAAAAGAAATACATAAAAAAATAAGTGAATTTTTAAAAGATATTTGTAATAATGAAGCATG